GAATATGAAGTGAGGTGACAGCCATGATGCTACATAGACATTTTGAGAAACTTAGAAACATCATTCACGAGCCACCGAAAGAAACGAAAGCCATTTCGATTGCCGATCGCATGAACCACAAGCGACCACGGACGCAAAAGAAAGCGGCTGTGTATGCCGGAACGAAGAATCTGTACCGCGACATGGAAACCGCCGCAAAAAGCATGCTGATGAATTCCCCGGTCGATAAGGTGTACTTCCTCATTGAGACGGATGTGTTTCCGGCGAAACTGCCGGACTGCATCGAATGCGTAAACGTGCGGGATCAGCGGTGGTTTCATGAGTATAGTGCCAATGCAAGGACTCCGTGGACATATATGTGCCTCATGAAGATGACCCTTGCAAAGCTTTTCCCGGATTACGACAGGATACTGATGATTGATGTGGACACCATTGTGGACGCTGACATATCGGAACTGTGGTATTTGGACATGGAAAACAAGTACTTTGCAATGGTTCGCGAATACATGGCACATCCCGGCACGAACTACCACAACTGCGGAGTTCTGTTGCAGAATCTCAAAGCTATCCGCAAGGACAAGGTTGATGACAAGCTGATCCACATCCTTGCAACGGAAAAACTTCACTACCCGGAACAGGATGCTATGGACAAGTACTGCCAAGACGGCATCATGCATCTTGAGCAAAAATACAATGGTAGCTTTTGCTGTGGGTACGCTGATGACGTTGCGATATGGCATTATGCCGGAACATCGCAATGGCAAAACAATCCGATACTTAAAGGATATCAGCTACAAGCAAAGTATCGAAACATACCATGGGATGAGGTAATGCGAATCCGAAAAGAGCGGTATGGGAAGTAAAGATATTACGGGAAACCGATGACATATCTGTCAGAGAAGACAATAAAACACGAAACGTCAGAGAAGACGATAATCGCACAATAAAAAACGTCAGAGAAGACGATAATCGCAAAGGAGAATAATTATGGCAGACGAGACTATTACTAACGCAATCCCCGAAACCAAGACTGAGCCGGAAACCAAGCCGGAAACGAAACCCGCAGAGGAATCGAACCGAGACGAAAGCGCCGAACTCGCCAAGCTGAGAGCAGAGATGGCAAAGCAGAAACAGGCACTCGACAAGGCAACAAAAGAGGCGGGAGATTACAAGAAGATGCTCCGCGCCAAGCAGACCGAAGAGGAAATCGCCGCAGAGGAAAAGAAAGCACAGGAAGAGGCAATGGCAAAGGAACTTGCCGAACTTCGCAAGAGATTCGCTGTGGCAGAGACTTCCAAAAAGGTTATGAGTTTCGTTGGCGACGAGGAAACAGCAAACAACATGGCTGAGTATCTTTATGGTGCTGAAGATGTTGACGCGGCAATTGCGGCGTTTCAGAAAGCGTGGACGGCAAAGGAAAAGGCACTGAGACTGGAGTTCGGGAAGATTCCCGCTCCGGGAGTCGGAAGTAGCGATGGAGTTTCTATCACAAGGGAACAGCTTGATGCGATGAGATTCCCCGATAGGATTCAGTTTATGAAAGAGCATCGCGAAGAATATGAAAAACTTATGGGGAGGTAATCCCCAATAAAAATGAAAGGAATGACACTATAAATGGCAACTGTTGATACCACTTATGGAACTTATCTAACTGACCTGTTTAATCCACAGGCGATTGCAGACCTCATTGAGCCGAAGCTGACCAACAACATGGTCTTCAGCCCTCTCGCGCTCATTGACCGTACCCTTGAGGGTCGTGCCGGGAATACGGTAACTCTGCCCTACTATTCCTACATCGGCGCGGCAGTGTCCGTCAGTGAGGGCTATGACATCCCGCTGACCAAACTGGAGCAGAACACCACGCCCGTGACCATTGTCAAACTGGGCAAAGCTATTCAGATTACTGATGAAGCTGTCCTGTCCGGCTATGGCGATCCTCTTGGAGAGGCATCTCGTCAGATTGCCCTTGCAATCGATGACGCTATGGACAACGCTCTGCTTGCCGCCCTTGCGGCGAACAGCGCATCTGAGCAGAATTATCAGACCAGTGACTCTACCACTGCGCTGACCCCGATGGATATTCCTCTCGCGCTTGCTAAGTACGGTGAGGATGTCGAGGGTACTAAGGTACTGCTCGTGACCCCGGACTTCTATGCACAGCTTGTTGGTGTGCCTCTTAGCACCAACTGGATTCCCGCATCCGAGATCGCCGCTGATATCCGTATCCGTGGCGCTGTTGGTATGGCGTTCGGCTGTCAGGTCGTTGTGTCCAACCGTCTGACCGACGCGATGTACATCGTCAAGCCTCGCACTCTCGCTGTGTTCATGAAGCGCGGCGTGATGATTGAGACTGACCGTGACATTCTGAACCAGTCCACGGTTCTCGCCGGGTCTATCCTTGCCGCTCCTTATCTGCTCAATCCCAAGGGCATGATTAAGCTGTCCGTCGGCGAGTAATAGGAGGTGAGCCGCCATGATGTTGCATCGGCACTTTGAACAGCTTGGCAAGACGGAAAACGTGACCACCACGAAAGACCTTAAACCGAAGAAGAAAGAGGAGTTTGTCTCCGAAATCTTCCCGCCCGCTGAAGACGCGCCGAAGCGTCGTGGCGGCAAAACCAAGAAAACCACTACTACTGAAGAGTAAACCGACAGGAGGCGGCGAGACATGACAATATTGGAAAGATTGCAGTTGCGCACTGGCGAGGAGGATACCGAACTGCTGTGTGACATTATCGACACTGCAAAGTATGCGATTCTGTCCCGCCGCTTTCCGTATCAAGACTTCCCTACGAGGACTGTAACGGTTAACGGAGTCGATACGCAAGAGACATACGTTGAGCCACGCTACGAGGACGTACAGTACCGCATCGCGCTCGACCTGTATAACAAACAGGGAGCAGAGGGTCAGTTCGTTCATAACGAGAACGGCATCAACCGCACATTTGAGTCGTCTTGGATTTCCAAGCAACTTTTGAATGAGGTCGTGCCGTACATAGGAGTGCCGGAATGAGAACACTGAAACGAAATCAGACTCCGATTTGGTACTGCCTATTCGTTAGCGAGACGGAGCAGACCGATTCGGATGGCAACTACACGGGCGAAACGGCACGAACGTATGAAGCACCCGTTGCGTGGCGGGCAAATGTGTCACCCGCAACGGGATATAGCGATACGGAGATGTTTGGAAATCTTACGGATTATGACCGGGTGATTGTTACGGACTGGATGGATTGTCCGATAGACGAGAATACTGTCCTGTTCTATGACAAAGACCCCGGCGAGGATGCAACCACTGCGGACGGGTATAACTATATCGTTCGCCGCGTTGCAAAGTCTCTGAATTCTATTGCCATTGCAATTCGTAAAGTGGATACATCTGCGTCTCCGTTGACTCCGACCCCAACTCCGACTCCTACACCAACGCCAACACCGACACCGGGTGACGATGATGACGATGATGAGGAGCAAAATGACGGAGATGATAATCCGTGAAGATAACCGTTAAGGGAATTGACGCGGTGATACGGCGTGTAACCGAGTTAGCTGATCTAGACTCCAAGATGATGGAGATAGCATACAGGCTGTGCAAGGTTGGCAAGCCAATTATCGAAGCGACACATCAACATCATGCATCTGTCTTTGAGCCGGAAAAGACCGAAAACGGCTATCGGCTTTCAGCAGAGGGCAAGGATTTGCTGTTTGTTGAATTCGGTACTGGTAACCAAGCCGGACTGCTTCGTAACCAATACGAAGACGTTCCCATTGTCGTGCGTCCGGGCAGTTGGTCTGAAGCGCACGAGGGAATGTACGCCAAGACAGGCGGTTATCCCGTTGGCTTTTGGGTATTTAACGATACGGTCTATAGGTACACCGAACCGCATCCCGCGTTTTATGAAGCGTATCAAGCGATGGTCGAGGCACTGCCTCAGATAGCACAGGAGGTGTTTGCTCATTGAGATATACACGAAATGGCATATTCACTGTTATTAGGAATGCTGTAAAGGCAGAGATTCCCGGTGCAAATGTGACCATGACATATTCTCCGACACCGACTGTGTTCCCAACGGTTTTCGTGCGTGAGATAGGTCGGTTTACCCCAACACAAACAGCGGTTTTCAGCAATCAGCAAGACATATCCGAAATCACATGGGAGGCACAAGTGTTTTCCAACGTGAAAGACGGAGCAAAAGAACAAGCATACGACCTTATGGAGATTGTTGATTCAGCGTTTCGGTCGATATATTTCATCAAAACGTTTGAGTCGCCAGTCGAGCAAGGCGATAAAACACGGTATTGTCTCGTTGCGAGATATCGGCGAGTTGTCGGTAGCGGCGAGAGCATGCCAACTAATTCTTAACTAAGGAGGAAAACCTAATGGCGGGTGAAATTTCCAGTGCCGGAATTGCCATCTATTATGCGGTCGAAACCTCTACTGGTACTAGACCCAACAGCGGTTACAAACAGAAAGCAACCAATGCCACGATGAATATCGCGGACTATGTCACTGGCATCAGTGGACTGGGCGCGGACTATGACATGTATGACATTACGCCGCTTTCTGAACTGGTTCGTCACAGATTTGTCAAAGGTCTTCAGAACAACGACGGATCTATTTCCCTCAATGCTAACATCAACCCGACGAGTCGTACCGATTGGCAGAAAATCGTTGCAGAGTACACTGCATTGACGGGTGGCAAAGCGATGTGGTTTGAGTTCTTGATGCCCGGAGACACGGAGGGGTACTTCGTGCGCGGTGAGCCGCTCCCGATGCATTTCCCGGATGTTGAAGCGGCAAGCGCTGTACAGGGCGCGATTCAGATCGTCGAAAATCAGAACGACGGTTGGCAGACCAAGGCAGTTTCGTAAAACACGGGGCGGTGCATATACACGCCGCCCCTATAATCTATAACTCATACTTGAGAGGAGAGAGACAATGATTACATTCACCGCAGACAACAAGGACTACACGTTGGAAGTTACAGCGTACACGCTGAAGCAGATGGAAAAAAGCGGAGTGAATTTCGCACAGCTTGCAGACAAACTGCTTGGAGCGGAAACGCTTTGGAAAGGGCTGTTTATTGCCCATCATAATAACACGACTGATGCGAAGCGCATGGAAATCTATCGCGCACTTGCAACGGTTGCAGACGGGGAAGAGCCGGAGTATGACGAGAACGGCGAACCGATTGACGCACTGATGTCTGCGGTTGCCGCCGAGTATGAGGAGGCTATTAAAGCCCTTAAACGCGGACAGGGAAACGTAGCGTGGAAACGGACATAAGTGGTGACATTCCGTTTCAAATAAATGAAGAGTCACCGCAAAGTCAGTATGGCAAATACCTAGATGATGTGTGTCCGTACTATATGATGTACGGCATGACATGGGACGAATTTTGGTTTGGGTCATTAGACAAACTAGGCGTGTACTGGCAAAAATATCAATTTGAAATAGAAAAGCGCAATCAAGAACTATGGTTACAAGGCATATATGTTGGGAAAGCCGTGTCCGTTGTTCTTGATACGAAGCGACAAGCTAAGTATCCCGAAAAGCCATATAGGCTTACGGAACTTACTGAAGCTGAGAAAGAAGCGGAACAGAGACGCATGATTAATGAGTTCCGTGAAGCGCTTAACTCTAGAAAAGCCGCGTGGGACGCGAGACAAAAACAGGGAGTTGATGCTAATGGATGTTGAAAAACTTTCCATCAGCGTAACAACAAACGCAGATAAAGAAGCACAAAAAATACAGAGTCTTGCTGACGCGCTAAAGCAAGTAGTAAGCGCGGCAAGCGGAGTCGCGAACATTAAAGGCGTTGAAGCGGTTGGTGCGTCTGCAAAAAAGGCGGCAAAAGAAGTAGCGCCCCTGTCGGAAGACCTCCAAGAAGCTATTCGTAACGCAACGAAATATCAGACACTGGTTCATAAGGCAGAGTCTGCAAATGCCCGCATGGAAAAGTCGTTCAAGACCGGGAACGAGGATTCTGCGTGGAAAGCAAGAGAGCAAGAAATCAACGCCACGGTACAGGCGGCAAAAGAACTGGAAAAGAGTCAACCAACGCCGCTTAGTGAACAAGCGCAAAACTTTATAAAAACTGCAAACGCCGCTGATTTGCTTCGGATGAAAATTTCGGAACTTAATGCGGCGATGCAAGGCGCGTTTGACAGGGGAGACGAAGCAAAGGCTGTTAGCATCCGTTCTCAGATCCTCCGGGCTGAAGCTGAACTGGAAAAGCAGACGCAAAGAACCGAACCAGTTTCCGATTCAATGCGGAATTTCATTGAAACGGCGAACTCTGCTGACTTGCTTCGCTTGAAACTTGAGTCTCTTCGCGAGGCAATGAACCAAGCGTTTGCATCCGGGGACGCTGATAAAGCGGCGAGTATCCGCGCACAGATGATTAAGGTGCAAGACGCTCTTGATGGAGTTAATAATTCTGCGAGTAATGCCGGGTCTTCTGTTGTGTCGCTCAAATCTACGCTTCAATCTGTTGGGTCGGCATTTAAGAATCTTGCAGTTGCGGCGGGGAGCGCGGTTAAAGAAATTGCCAAGATTGCTACATTGCCGCTAAGTGGATTTGCAAATTCCCTAAAGAATGCCGCAAGCAAAGCATCTTCGCTGTTCAAGTCCTTGAAACGTATCGCTATGTATCGTCTGTTGCGTACTGCAATTAAGGAGATTACACAGGCGTTCAAAGAGGGACTCAAAAACGCATATGCGTTCAGCAAGGGCATTGATGGTACGTTATCTAAGTCGCTCGATGGTCTTGCATCGGCATCATTGAAAATGAAGAATCAACTTGGTGCGGCGTTTGGCAATTTGCTTCAGTTGATTATGCCGATCATCATGACCATTATCAATCTTATCACTCAGCTTGCAAGTGCTATGTCAGCATTGCTTTCTGCTTTTGGCGGCGGGCAATATCTCGTTGCAAAGGATGTTGAGCAAGGATGGGACGCGGCAACCGGGGCGGCTAAGAAATACAAAAACACTGTACTTGGATTTGACGAGTTGAACAAACTTAATGACGAGTCCGGCGGTGGTGGTGGAGCATCTATCAATCCAAACGATATGTTTGAGTTGGGTGTTGTGCCGGAGAATCTCAAGAATTTCGCCGATACGATTAAATCCATGATTGATGCGGGTGCTTGGGAGAGCATTGGTGGGTTCATCGCAGAGAAGATTAATTCTGCTGTCAATGGCATGGACGTAGAGTCAATGTCCGAAAGCATTGGTACGAAGATAAACAATGCAATATCTGCGGCACACGGTTTTCTTGAGCGACTTGATTTCCATGCTCTAGCGGAAAGCATGTATACGGCGTTCAACAACATTATTGAACAAGTTGATTTCCATAAGCTTGGCGAAGTCCTCGCGACAAAGTTTACTGTTCTTGGAGAATTTATTCTTACTGGAATAGAAACTGTAGATTGGGAGGGGCTTGGAAAATCGGTTGGAGATTTGTTTAGAGGAATCTTTGACAAAGTTGGGGAATGGCTCGATACAGTTGACTGGGACAAAGCCGGGGAAGACCTGTTTACCGCAATAGACAACTTCTTTAAGGGTCTAGATGTCGATGCGCTTGGAAGTAGCTTGTGGGAGACTCTTAAAAAGGCTGTTAGCGCGGCGTTCAAATTTATTGGTGGTTTCCTTAGAAAAACTTCCAACTGGATTACTCAGAAAGACTGGAAAGACATTGGAAAGAATTTCTACGAAAACCTAAAGGCAATGTTTGAGGAAATAGACTTTGCGTCTGTTGCCAAGACTGTCTTTGAACTCTTAGGCACGGCATTTGGCGCTACAGTTGGATTTCTTTGGGAATTTATCAAGGGCATAGGTCAGACCATCCTAGATTACTTTAATGATTGCATAGACGTATATCGGGAGCAATTTGGAGACACGGGTTGGTCAATCATATACGGTGTTCTTGATGGGATCGGCAAAGCTATTGCGGGTATCTATTGGTGGATACAAGATAACATTGTACATCCATTTATAGAGGGGTTCTGCAAAGCTTTTGGAATCGCATCCCCCGCAAAAGAGATGGAGTCTCCGGGCGAGAACGTCGGGAAAGGCATCCTTGAGGGTATCCTTAAGCCTTTCAAAGACATTTTTGCTTGGATAAGAGACAATATCTTTGATCCGTTTGTTAATGGTTTCAAGTCGCTGTTTGGTATCGAGGGCGATTCGTCTTCTATCTTTAGCAGTCTTGGCGAAAAAATTGTTAACGGTCTATCTAGCGGATTTAAATCTACATGGGATACGTTCGTAACAAAAGTCCACGGATGGTGGGATGACCTTAAAAACTGGTTTAGTGGTCGGTCTATTGACCTTAACGCTAACACGAACATCGGTGGCGATAGGAAACTGCTTAGTGGTGTTTCGTTCGCCGCCGCCGCAAGCGGAGGGGTTTTCCCAAATGACGGAACGCTTTTTGTCGCCGGGGAACGTGGGGCAGAGATAGTGACTCAGATGGGCAACCATACTGGCGTAACGAACGTGGATCAGATGGCAGATGCCGTGGCAAACGGTAACACGAACGTTGTCGGTGCTGTGTATGCGATGGCAGACGCAATCGTAGCGGCAATCAACAACAAAGACAGTGGTCTAAACATCGACGGTCAGTCCGTGGCGAGAATCATGTATCCCTACATGCAGAATGAATCAAATCGGCGCGGCGGCAAGCTTGTGACGGGAGGGGCGTATTGATATGACATTTACGATTGGAAGTACTGACATTACGCCCTACATCGCATTCGGTGGGCTGAAATGGTCGCGGAACGATGTGGACGGCGCGGCGGCGGGGCGTACACAAGATGGCACTCTTGAGCGTGACAGGGTGGCAATTAAGTATCGTTGGGATATAACTTGCCGCCCGCTTACCAAGACCGAACAGGCAACGATACTGTCACTGATTGAACCAGTGTTCTTCAGCGTAACCTACACAGACCCAGTAGACAACACGGACAAGACGGCAGATTGCTACAGCAACAACTTCCCATCCACATACTTGATTCGCCGAGCCAACGGCGAGGAATGGTGGAACGGGCTAACATTCCCGGTAATTATGAAGTAAGGCGGTGGTGGCATGGCTTATAGTATT